GATTTAAGCACACTGGAACAAAGTGGCTACCGCGTCAACGCAGTTCTTGCTACTCAAATACAACTACTAAAACAGATTGGCGATGCTAAAGGCGCCCAAGAAGCCTTAGAGCAGGATATTTTGGCCACTACAGGCGCTATACCAGGCACAGTTAGTGGCATTACGGATGCAGTAAACATACTATCCAGTGCATGGGCTGACTTCACTGCAGCTGTTAATACGCTACTCGGCATTATCGGAGCACCTTTTGTAGCTGCTTTAGGCGCAATAATTAACGCAGTTAATTTACTAATTAAAGGTATAAACGTGGTATTCTCTTCTGTTGGCGCAGTACTAAAAGCGGTCGGAGAAGTAGTTGTTAAATTTATTGCGGGAGACGACGCTGTACAAAAAATAAATGAAGGATTAAAAGCCAATAACCAGGAGTTGGAAAAAGCCCGTGCAATTTATGCTGACATTCTTGCTTCTAACAACGCTGAGATTCTCCTTAATAAGGATTTGCTAAACATCGAAAAGCAACGCACCTTGGGGCGAACAGAAGCAGATAAATTACGCAATGCCGACCTAGACTTGCAAGCGGAAAAAACTCGCATAAACGCTAAGTACGATAACGAACGTTTTGAAATTAATAAAAAATTAACAGAGACCAACAAAGACCTTGTTGGGGAACAACTTCGCCAAAATGAAACATTACGTAGACAAGCAATAGAAGCAGCAGAAATACAAAATTCGCGTGCAAAAACACTGATTGTAGCTACAGAGCAAGAAAGAAGAGACCGTGAAACGGCTCAAAATGTAGAAAAGCAGCGCAAGGAACTGGAGCGTATTGCAAAACTACGTACCGAACAACTTTCGGCCGCGCAAGACAATTACGTTCAGGCCAACGCTTTACTGGAGCTTACTGCCGCAAGCACAGAAGAAGAGCGTATTGGCGCTGAGTACAACCAGGCGCGTGTGCAGCGTATGCAAACTTTTAGAGATTTATTTAATAAATCTCTTACAGACCAAGAACGCGCATTTTTAATTGAAACTCAACGTATGCAAATTATGGTTGCGGAACTTAATGCAGCGAAAGCACTTAATCAAGAACAAGATAATGCGGCCACTAAAACTTTAGAAAGTATCGCAAAACTATCGCAAGGCTATACTGCAAATATAGCTGCACTTAGCGAGTTAAACCAGCAACAATTACAACAAAAGACACTGGCAGAGAGCATTGCTGGAACTGTAGGCCAAACTATGACTTCCGCTTTCCAAGATCTTATTTTTGGGGCTGAAAATTTTAATGCCAGCCTTCAAAATATTGCTTCCGGCGTTTTAATTGAGATAGCGAATCAACTATTACGCATTTACGTTATTGAGCAGGCTATATCCACACTTCGAACATTTTTAACTCCTTTTTCTGGAGGCGGTGTCCCTAGCTATAGCCAAGGCGCGGTAGCTACCGGCGCCTTCGGCGTTAGTAGCGGCGGTTTCGGCGGTCCTTCCTTGTCAGGCATCCCCCTTGGTCCTTTTACCGGCGGTACTTTCGGCGTCCGTGCCATGGGCGGTCCGGTTTCCGCTGGTTCGCCCTATCTGGTCGGCGAGCGCGGCCCCGAACTTTTTATGCCACGCACCAGCGGCAGCATCTACCCCAACGATGCAATGGGCATGGGGGGCGCAAACGTCATCGTCAACGTTGACGCCAGCGGAACCAGCGCCCAAGGTAACGGCGGTCAGGCCAACCAACTCGGCAAAGTGATTGGCGCCGCTGTGCAGGCAGAATTGATTAAACAACGTCGTCCTGGAGGTCTGCTGGCCTAATGGCTACTTTTCCCGCAATAACGCCGTCATACGGCGCCCAAAAAACCAGCCGCCCCAAACTCCAAGTCGTCAGCTTCGGCGACGGTTACGAACAGCGCGTCAGCTTCGGCATCAACCAAAACCCCAAAGAGTGGTCCCTGACCTGGGAAAACATCTCAGAAACTAATGCAGACACAATCGAAACATTCTTAGATGCCCGCGCTATCGACGGCGCCAGTTTCGACTGGACCCCACTGGCCGAAGCCACCTCATACAAATGGGTGTGTGCCGAGTGGAGTAAAACAATCCCCTATCTAAATCGCGCCACAATCACAGCCACCTTCCGACAGGTATTTGAAGCATGACGACACCAACGTCAATCCAAACCGAGATCCAAAAGCTGGATCCATCAGCCATCATCGAACTGTTCCAACTGCGGCTCACGTTGGCGGTCAACGGTATTGACACAACCTTCTACTACCACGCTGGGACCAACTCCCTGACCACCGACGTGGTGTTTCAAGGCATCACCTACAGCGCCGCACCAATCGAAGTAGATGGTTTCGAGCTGACTTCAAAGGGTACGTTGCCGCGTCCGTCCATGCGGATTGCCAACGTCACCGGCGCGATCTCATCCTTGCTGCTGACCTACAACCCGCTGCAGGCCAAGGTCACCCGCATTCGCACCTGTAAAAAATTCCTCGATGCCGTCAACTTTCCTGGTGGTGTCAACCCGACTGCTGATCCGACCGCCAAGTTCGAGGATCAGGTCTGGTACATCGACCGTGTATCAAAGGAAAACATCCAGCTTGTCGAATTTGAACTGGTCAGCAAACTAGACCTCACCAACCTGCAACTCCCTGGCCGGCAAGTGCAGGACTACTGCCCGTGGGTCTATCGCGGTCCTGAGTGCGGTTATACCGGCAGCAGCTATTTTGACGTAAACGACAATGCTGTAGGCGTCAGCACTTCTGATGTTTGCGGCAAGCGGTTCAATAGTTGCAAGATCCGTTTCCAATCCCAAGGCATTTCTGACTATCCGCATGGTGGTTACCCTGGCTCCCGCATCCAGATCTGAGGCCGAGCGCCACGCCAGATCCGCCGCGCCCTACGAAGCCTGCGGTGTGGTGATCCAAGCCGCCACTGGTCAAATGTACTGGCCTTGCCGCAATGTTTGCGAGGAACCGGAAAAACACTTCGTCATGCACCCGCGTGATTACTATCGGGCGTCCGTCAACGGCGAGATCCTTGCCATTGTCCATAGCCACCCAAAAGGCGGACCCGCCAGCGAACTGGATCAACGGGCTTGCAGACAAAGCGGTGTGCCGTGGCTGATCTACTCCCTACCAGCGGACGAATGGTCGACCATCGAACCCTGATCGGCTTGGAGTGGGACGACGACGGGCGCGACTGCTACACGATGGTGCGTGACTACTTTCGGCTGCAGGGCATCGAGCTAAAGGACTTCGACCGCCCTGAGAATCTGCAGACCACACCCAGCATCTACTTACGCGAGGCGGTGGCACTGGGCTTTGAGCGCGTGGAATTTGAGCAGCGCCGCCCTGGTGATGTGGCGATCATGAAGCTCGGCACGCTGGAGCCGATGCACGCTGCGATCTTCGTGGAACCGTGGCGGATCCTGCATCACATGAGAGGCCGCCTTAGTGCTGTGGAGTGGCTCAGCAGTTACTATGTGAGGAGCATCGCGGCGGTTTACCGATATGCAGCGGGTCTGCCTAATGGGTGAACTTGGCGAACGTTTTGGCGCCGAGCATACCTATTACAACCTGCGTAACGCCGCTGATGCGATCAAGCTCCTGTGCATCAACATGCCGGAGTTCAAGGATTATTTACTGGAATCAGAAGAAAACGGTATTGGTTATCAGGTATTGCAAGGCGGTGTTGATTTCAATTACGAGGATCTTTTACTGCCGTTTGGTGAACGTGAACTTGTAATTGTTCCGGTTGTGAGCGGTAGTGGAGATGCTGGCAGTCAAATTTTGGCTGGCATTGGTTTGATTGCTTTGACAATTATTACCGGAGGCATTGCATCGGCTGGCGTGGCCTTGGGTGGTTTGTTCGGCATCGGCACCGTTGGCACGGCCATTGTTGGCATTGGCGCCAGCTTGGTGCTTGGTGGTGTCGCGCAAGCTCTATCACCGCAGCCACAAGTTCCAACACTTGGCGGATTTGGCACGACAACTTACGGCGGTGGTTCCCGCATGGGCAGCCGCAACCGCACCAACGGACCTGAGAATGTCACCTCGGGCATTGATGGTCAGCAGTCCTACGCCTACACGGGCGCCGCAAACTCAGTCGGTGTTGGTGCCACGGTGCCACTGGCTTACGGCAAAGTGCTGATCGGCAGCCACCTACTTAAATCCACATTCCAAATTGCCGACGAATCTGATCCGGTGCTGACCAGCCTTCGCGCACCC